TACTGTTCCGGGAGCCGGCCATACGGCGGCGGTACCCCGAGGCTATAGAGGCTTCGGAGGAGTTGATTGCCTACTTGGAGGCTCGTTTCAAATTCAAGCCGGCGGAATGGTCAGCGTTAGGCCAGTTGCTGGCCAAGGTGCTCGCTGATTGGCTGGAGCCTAAATTCCCCGTGTCCTCCAATATGATGTTCCGCAACGTGGATAAGATGCTGGTGGCACTCGACCGCGCCTTCCCTGGCTACTTGCATTCTGGGTTGCTCCCGTTCCTATGGAAAGGCCATGGATAAGCGGCTGGCGCCAACGCTCCAGCAGCACGTCCTCGCCGTCCTCTGTTACGATAAGAAGTTCGGTGCGGCTGTTGCGGCTCAGGTCAAGCCAGAGTTCTTCGACCGCGCCTACCAGGACTTTGCTGGCCGAGTACTCCGCTATCGTCAGAAGTACCGCCGCCCACCAGGGGATCAGTACCTCGAGGACGTAGTCTCTCAGACATCCTTCGGTAAGGACAGCAAGCCTCTCCAAGACCGGCTATTAGCAACCCTCTACGCGGAAGCGGATGGGCTGAACGCCGAGTACGTTGCGGCTAGGGTGCAGCAATTTGTTCGCCGGCAGGTGATGAAGTCTGCCATCATCGCGGCGGGCGACCGCTACGGGCAAGACGATGACCGGATGGTGGAGGATGTCGAGCGCATCCTCACGGACGCCCTCCGGTTCCGCCAGCAGACGTTTGATGCTGGCACGTTCATCAGCGACCCCAAGGTGTTGCGTTTTGCGGAGCACACTCAGGATGATGATTACGTGCCGCTGGGCATACCTATCCTAGATAAGATGGGTATAGGGTTGCTGCCGAAGGAGCTCCTGCTTTACATAGCCCCCAAGGGAACAGGCAAGACGTGGTTCAGCATCCACTGCGCTGTGCAGGCTATGCTGCAAAGACAGCGAGTGGTCCACTACTCGCTGGAGATGAGTGAGGCTAAGATCAGTCGCCGCTACTTGCAAACCTTGTTCGTCGTGGCGCGCAATGCTGACCTGTTCAAGCAGGTGGAACTGACGGTTGACCGCAAGGGCAAGTTCGAGGATTTTGAGTGGGATGAGGTCAAGCCGCGGTTAAGTTTCCAGAACCCCAAGACTTATAAAATCCTGTCGGATAAGATCAAGACTATGGGGTCCCAACTCAACGGGTTGCTGGTAAAGGACTTCCCCACGGGTCAATTGACTGTCAACCAGTTGGAGGGACACCTAGACTACTTGGAGAACGTGGAAGGCTTTGTACCCAACGTGCTCATAGTAGACTACCCAGATTTAATGGAGATCGACGCCAAGAACTACCGCCTCGACCTGGGTGGGGTCTTTGAAGGCTTGCGTGGCATAGCAGTCCGGCGTAACCTGGCACTGGTGGCGCCTACCCAGGGCAATCGTAGTACCATAGGAGCGCGGCGAGTGCGGTCGTCGGACGTAGCTGAGGATATCCGCAAGGTGAATGCAGCGGACACGGTGTTGGCGTTCAGCCGCACCAAGCAGGAGGCCGAGCTCAATCTGGGTCGGTTGAGTGTCGAGCATACTCGCGATGCCAAAGGTGAGGTCACGGTGTTGTTGGCCCAGTCCTACACGACAGGGCAGTATGTCTTGAAGTCGGGATTGATCCGCGACGCTTATTGGGAAAGGCTCAAGGAGCTGGGCTCAGGTGACAAGGAGGAAGAAGATGGAAGTAAGCCGGATATTGAAGACTCGCAGGGCCCAGCTCGACGCCGCCGTCGCGTTGGCTAAGTCTAGGATCGAAGCCTTGCGTCGTATTGAGAAGAAAGTCGGCCCGCCGAAGATGGGCCGCCCGCCTAAGAACAAAGCAGCATGATTCCAGCGGGTGCCATAGAGTCGTATCTTAAGCGACCTCTCGACAACCACCAGTGGCTTAAGGAGCTCAGTCGTGCTGAGCTCCTTAAGTCTATCTATGGGTTGTCCCCACGACCCCGCCCGTTGGAACACCTCCGCACGCATCAGTTGGTGTGTTTCCTGCTTGGGGTGACCTATCCGGAGTTTGCCTTCTGGGTGGACATGGGCGGTGGCAAAACGCTGGTGGCGCTGGAGCTTCTAAATTACTGGATGGAGGTTGGCCAGATCAAGCGTGCGGTGATAGTGCTCAAGAGTGACAAGGCGATCTTGACTTGGGAGAAGCAGATACGGTTGTGGGGCATCACCAGACCTTGGGTTACATTGGAGGGCTCCTCTGAGGACAAGTGGCGGGCGTTGGGGGAGCACGACGGGGGATTTGTGTTGGTGGCGCGCCCAGGGTTGCGGGCGATGCTCAGCCGACCAGTTGGTGCTAACGGTAAGGTCAAGTACCGAATGGACCCGCAACTGGTCCACAAATTTATGAACGGTATCGGGGGTATGGTGCTCGATGAGAGTACTGACGATGCCAACTACCGGTCGCTCAATCATCAACTAGCGGTGCAGATGCGGCGTGGGGCAGGAATATGCTACGCGCTGGCAGGGCGGCCAATGGGGCGTGACCCAACGTTGCTCTGGGCGCAGTTCTACATCCTGGACGAGGGTGCCACGTTAGGCAGCACGTTGGGACTGTTCCGGCAGACATTCTTCACGAGCGTACCTAATCGGTTCGCCAAAGGACGGATGGCTAAGTACGCACGGGACTACCACTTCAAGAAGCGTATGATGCCCGACCTTAACCGGATGATCCAAAACCGGTCTATAGCCTATTCCTCGGATGAGTGTGGTGGTCTACCCAAGTCCGTGGCGATGGTGGAGGAGGTCAGCTTCCCAGAGCAAGCGAGCGTGTACTACCAGCGGGCTGTGGAGGCTGTTATCGCAGCCAAGGGGAATCTGCGGGAGATGAAGAACCTGTTCGTGCGCATGCGGCAGATGTCGTCGGGGTTTGTTGGCTTCCAAGATGATGATACTGGTGAGAAGGTGCAGGTGCAGTTCGACGAGAACCCTAAGCTAGACCTGTTGCTGGAGTTGATTGAGCAGGTGCCTGAAGACGCCAAGGCTGTTGTCTTCTATGAATTCACCTACTCGGGGCGGCAGATTGCCAAAGAGCTAACGGACATGGGTTTGGACCATATCTGGCTGTGGTCTGGGACCAAGGATTCCAAGGGCGATTTGCAGCGGTTTGAGAAGGACCCTGACGTGCGCGTGGCGGTGATCAACCATCGGGTGGGAGCCTATTCCCTGGATGGGCTGCAGGTTGCTAACTACACGTTCTTCTACGAGACGCCGGTGAGCTCTATAGACCGTGAGCAGGCCGAGCGGCGGGTCATCCGGGACGGGCAGAAGCACACGGTGTTCCAGTATGACTTGATAGTGAGTGAGTCTATGGACGCTAAGGTCCTAGCTTACCATAAGGAAGGTGCTAATTTGGTGGCCGCGTTGCTGCGCGACCCGAGGAAGGTGTTAGATGGACCAAAAACTTGACGAAGCGAAGTACAGGTTTCTGGAGGCTATGCAGGCTGTGAGAGACGTCCTTGAAGGTAAGAGGGAAAAACCGGGAGGCGCTCTTTGCCGCTTCCCGTATTGCGGCTGCAACAGCCCATGGGAAAAGTGTGAGAAGGCGTATTAATGAGGCGAAGACTCCCACCCGAGCGGTTCTCAACTGGCAACCTGTCTTGGACGGTGTTGACTCCGGGTGTGCACGCTTACCAGGCTTTCAACCTCTTGGCGGTGGGACGGCCCAATGCTGGTCCGTCTTACGTTATACGCTTCATCGGTAAGACGCTTTATCTCTTCATGTCCATCAACGATGATCAACGTTATGTGCGCAGCGCACCGTGGGCGCAGCTGCGGGAGCTTTGCAAGTTTGCCGAGGACTTCGAGGCGGATAACTTTGTGTGGGTGAATAGCCAGCGGGTGGCGGCCACGCCAGCGCCCGTCTCAGCCAAGCAGGGTATGCTGTTCTGATGTTCAACTGGCCGCTCTTCCTCCAACAACACGGTATAGAATTCTCCGGGCCGGACCGGGACAATCTGCATGTGCGCTGCCCGTTCTGCGGCCCTGATGATCCTAGCCATCATATGGGCATCAGTCTGTTGGGCAAGGGTTGGAATTGCTGGCGCAACCCAGCCCATCGGGGTAAGTCCCGCTCTAGGATAATTATGGCGTTGCTTGGGTGCTCCGCTAACGAGGCTCATCGTTTGGCGTACGGAGACCGCCCGCCGCCGTTGCCGGATGAAGAAATCGGTGCCGTCCTGCGTAGCAAGCTACTAACAGAGGAGATCCCTAATGCGCTCGCCAGAGCAACTAAGCTTCCAGTGGAATGCAGACCCTTGTTCTCCGGCAGCCTCCTCGAACGACAGTTCTTCAACTACCTACGGGGTCGCGGCTATAGAGACACGCAACTGCGAACCCTGTGCCGCACTTACGACTTACACTACTGCGTTCGAGGGCAATATGCCTATCGGCTCGTTGTTCCGGTGCGGGACCGTTACGGTGTCCTCCAAACCTGGGTTGGGCGCGCCATCTTACCTGATAGAGAACCCCGTTACCTGACACCTAAGCATGAGGATACTAAGGTTAGCGTCAAGCACACTCTGCTAGGGTTGGATAAGCTGTGGTCGATGGCGGCGCGCCCAGGCAGCGTGTTGGTGGTTTGCGAGGGACCGTTCGACGCGATGTGGGTGACTACGTGGGGCCACTCTTTAAGCGTCTTCGGCACGTGCTTGTTTGGGCTTAGCATGTCTGACACGCAGGCTTACCTCCTCGATCAGTTACGCCGTAAGTTTGATTACGTTGCTCTGCTGCTTGATAGTGGTGCTGAGTTCCAAGCATTCCGGTTAGCCAATAACGGATTAGAGTTACCGGTGCTGAGGCTGCCTGACGACGTGAAGGATCCTGCGGCGTTGAACCCTAAGCGCATCGCTAGACTTTGCTTGTCAATGCGTGAGAAAGCCCTTGTGTGACCCGCTACTTGGGGTATAATGCGCTCAGGAGAGAGCGCATGGAAACGGATCCTTACCTAGACGCTGGAGTGCGTGGCCATATCGTTAAGATGGCAAAGCGTTACGTCCGCAGTGTTGCTGGTGCTGACATGGCAGACCTCACGCAGGAGGGCTATGTTGTCTTCTACCACTGCCGGCGTAAGTACGTAGGGGTGGAGCCGACGCGCCGCCGCGATGGTGAGCTGCGGAGGTTCTTGCCCGAGCACCCTGACCGAGAAGCAATCCGCCACTTCATGACGTTGTTCAAGACTGCACTTCAGAACCGACTGTTGACGTTGGTGCAGAAGCAGTCCGCCTCTATGGAGTTGCATATACAGGACGTGGCGGCGGAAGAGGCTACGTTAGAGGAAGCATGGAATAGTGTGCTGCCAGTTGAGGAGGAGGTCGCGACAGTATCTCTATTGTTGACGAACGCCCCCAAGGAGATCAAGCAGTTGTTCTCGCTACTGGTTGACGACGCGCTACTATTGAGTGGTCGCCGCCGGTATGGTAAGCGCGGCCTGCGCAAGCGTGAGTCTAACAATCGTTACTGGTGTCGCCTGCTGGGCCTGCCTATAGGCACCGATCTGTCTGGACAGGTTGAGAGTTACTTTTTGCGAAATGGTTGACAAAGTTCTTGTTCAAAGTGGATTTGGTGGAGTATGTATTGACAGGGGATGGTCCCCTTTACCGAATAAACTCTAGGAGAAGCGTCATGACAATTGCTCAGGCCCTCGTTGAGGCGACTAAGTGCTCGCCGCAGCAGGGTGAGGATGTCCAGGCCTATTTGGACCGGCTGGTCCGTGCTGCCAACGCGCTCGGTGACGGCGAATTTGAGCAGCTGCCTAGTGCGGCCCAAAAGTGGATGGACGACGCCGTCGGCGTCATCGAGAGTGCAGGAGAGGGAGAGGTGGCAGAAATTCCGGAGCCCAAAGGTCTCGACAAGGTGATGAAGGCGACCAACGGTGGGGATGGTGAACCGGCGACCGCGCCTAAGAAGAGCAAGAAAGCGGCGGCTGCCAAAAAGCCTGCGGCTGAGAAGAAGGCGGCACCTAAGAAGGCTGCTGGTAAGGCGGCGAAGAAAGCCAAACCGTCTAAGGCCAAGGGTGGTCGACCGCGGATGGCGGCCGATACCAAGGTTCATTGGAAGACCAAGCCCAAGGACGTGCCGCCTGGCAACCGCAACAAGTACTTCGACAAGATCAAGGAGGGTGTGACGGTTGGGGAGCTGCGCAAGACGAAGAAGTTCTACCGCGTCGCGCGCTACCTTAGCCGGAAGGGCTTCATAGAACTCGTCGGCGCGTAAGCCTCCTCGCGCGTTGGCGGGGGGTTGGGTGGTCTACTGGAGAGCGGGCCACCCAACCATCTTCCCCATGAAGTTGTTAGACACATTTGTTCATTTCTCTCAGAGGCAGTACGACTGCCTCGACTACGATCCTTTCCATCCATTACTATGGTACATGGGCCGCCATCTTGGGTTGATCGACAAGGAGGCGCTTTGGTTGTCAACGCTTTACATGGCGTTCTATAACATTGGCAGTGCCTACGTGGCCTTTGTCAACGGTGATCCATGGAAGGAGCTGCCGGATTGGGTTCTCAAATTGCCAATAGGCGTGCAGCGACGCAACTTGCGGGGCGGGAAGGTGCGTGAGCACCTACTGGACTTCTCCCGTCAGGCATTGGTCGCTGGCGGGCCGGTAGCTCTCCTTACCCAAGGCTTCACGGACCAACCTGCACCCAACTGGCGGGCGCTGCAAACGACCCTAGACGGCGTCTGGGGCAACGGTCGGTGGTCAAACTTCACGTTGGGGGAGCTCTACCAGAAGGTCAACCATCTCCCAGTCCTGCCTACCGACATAATGAACGATGGTAGCAGCGGTCCGCGGGCAGGGTTGGCCTATCTTTGTGAAGTGGATCCGGAGCTGTCAGTGGAGGAGCTCGACAAGGTGGCTGCTAGGCTGTTCAAGAAGGTGCGGCCGCGTATCTCTACTGACCTTCCGTACATGCCCCACAACCATTACGACTATGGCATGCTGGAGAGTCAGTTGTGCGACTTCAATTCCCTACGTAAAGGTCGATACTACATCGGGCGGGACATAGACCGTGACCAGGAGCGTATATTGGCAACACACGCTGCCTTGGAGGCTATGGGGCAGGACACCAAGCGCCTCGATGAAGTATGGGCTGCGCGGGAAGCCTGCTTTGCTAAGGAGTACCTTGGAGAGTTTTCGGGCTGGATCGGCCGGACCCAGCTCGCGAATGAGTACTACTTGCGTACCAAGAGAGTGGCTGATCATAGAACCATCCGAGAGAATGAAGGGGTATTGGTATGACAAACGGCGAGGTGGTCTGGCAGGTAGAGGTCGAACTGCCGCGGTTGGTGGCGGGGTTGCTGGGGCCAGCGGTGTTCCTAGTCATCTGGGCGATGGCACCCAAGTACGCGGCGTTCGGTATAATGATCTGGTTGGCGACCTACTGGGCGATGGGCGTGGTGCCAGTGATCTACACGGCGGTCATCCCAGTAGTGGGCTTCGGCCTAATGGGTGTAGACATCGAGAAGATCCTAACCAGCTTCTGGCACCCAGCGTTGGTGTTGATCGTTGCGCCCACGTTGGCCATTGTGGCAGCCGTGCATTGTGGCCTCATGGAACGGATGGCACTGTTCTTCATCCGGCGGGTGGGCAATAGTGTAAGAGCTCAGACGATGTTCTGGTTGACGTTCGCTACTATAATCTCCGACTTCGCCGCGGACGTGGTGGTGGCGTTGGCGTTGATACCGATAGTGATGAAGATCCTGGCGCGTGCTGGTTATGACACGGTGGCTAAAGTGGCTGCTAGCAAGGAGGCAATGCTCCTGGTTATTGCCACTAGTATAGGTGCGGGCCTGGGTGGTATCCTGACCCCGATGGCGGGTGGCCAAGCGGCTATTACTTGGGCGGGGCTCAACAAGGCGTTGGGTGGGGAAGTGACGGCGTTGTCGTTCACCCTGCGGATGCTGCTACCGACTACGATCTGTCTTGGGATCATATGCGCGATCTTCTGGGTGTTGTCACCGTCCAACCGTAGATTTAACTTCCATCTGGTGGGTGGGGGTGGCTACTGGTCTCGTCACGAGAAGGTAGTGACGGCGCTCTTTGCGTTTGCGGTGTTGCTACCTTACGTAAGGCCATGGTTGCCGTTCACGCTGCCTCAGATCTACTTCTGGTTTATGGTAGTCACGTTACTGCTCTGGTGGCCAGGGGTGGGTATGGTGCTGCCCATCTACGCGCTCAAGCGGTTTCCATTGAGCGCGGTGAGTGTGTGGCCAATAGCGATGTGCGTGTCCACACTGGTGGGCGTGACGGGTACTGGGGAACGGGTGTTGGACCTCGTTGGTAACTTCTGGGCCCACGACCCTTGGGTGTCGGTGGGCATCTGGGTGGGGCTCTGCGTGGCCATGGCGCAGGTGGCGTCGGACACGGGCTCCGCGGGTATGTTGGTGCCCATCCTGAACGATGCGCTGCCGGCTGTAGGACTCAACCCGGTGCCATGGATCATGATGACCGGGTTCTCGGTGGACTTGAGTTTTATGGTCCCGACAGCTACTGGTACTATCGGTGTCCTGTATGCTTTAGGTGGGAGGAGTCACTTCAGGCTGCCGCTTTACGGGTTCTTCTGTGCACTCTTCAGCGGCTTATTCGCCTGGGTATTCTGGGCGCTCGTGATCAAGTATCAGTGGGCGTTTTGGTACTCGTTGGAAGTAGTAACCTAGATGATTATCTCCTTACGAGGGACTCATGGGTCAGGGAAGAGCACGGTGGTCCGTGCTCTTTTCTCCCACTGTGATGTCATCCCGTACTACGGCGCGCTCGGCCCGAAGAAGCCGGAGGCATACAAGCTGCTCCCCAAGGCCAAGGGGCACCCATTGTTTGTCATTGGTCCGTATGGGCAAGTGTGTGGGGGGTGCGATGCCATCCAGCCGTTCGACCTGATCCTCAACCTGCTGGCAAAGTACGCGAACAAGGGCCACGTGCTTTTCGAGGGGGCTATCATCGGCAACGCCTATGGGCGGGCCAGCGAAATGATGGAGGCTTCTGGCAAGCACGGGATCTTCCTGGTGCTTGACACTCCAGAAGAGGAGTGCATCCGGCGGGTGCAATCACGGCGCAGTGAGCGGGGCGACGATCGTGAGCTCAACCCCAAGAACCTGCGGCACAAATTCAAGCAACTCAATAGTGTACTACGCAAGGTGGAGAAGGATGACATACTGCGCATCATCCGGGTGAAGGATACCGACGCGGTTGACACCATCCTAGACCTTATTAGGGAGGCCCCAGAACATGTCCCACCAAAGTCCCTCGAATCCTTTGATCTATTTAGCGGTTGAGCGGGAGAGCATACGGATCTGGAAGGAGGCTGGGTATTCTCCACCTTGGACGGATGATCCTATCCTGCAACAGTACAAATTTACCAACCTCCGACGGCGGGATGATCGGGTCAGCCAGTGGATTATCAAGCACGCGCTGAAGCCGTATGCCTCTATGCCATTGGAACGGTTCCTGGTATGGGTAGCGGTTTGCCGCTGGGTGAACTGGCCTGACACGTTGCAGGAAATTATCGATGGTGGGTGGGTTACTAAGGACGCTTTAAACCTACAAGCCATCGGTGGCATTATTGACAGTCGGGTTCAGCGTGGTGAACAGGCTTGGACGGGAGCGTACATGATCCGCCCTGCCAAGCCGCCGTATGTTCCTATGAGTAAGGGTCGGTTCGTGGCGGAGATTGTGATCGGTCAAGAGCTTATGAAGGTCCTACCCAAAGTTGCGGAAACGGTCCGGTGGAATAGTGTGCAGTCTACTTGTGAAGCCTTGACGGAGGCTAATTTCTGGGGACCGTTCATGGCGGGCCAGGTGGCCGCAGACTTGACCTACACCAAGTGGTTGAGGAAGGCCGATGACCTATATACTTGGGCACCGCAAGGACCAGGTAGTCGCCGTGGGTTCAACCGGATCCTGGGTCGACCGTTGTCAGCTAGGATACCAGAAGAGCTTTGGTTGGAGCACCTGTGCCAGTGGCGGCATGAGATCACTTTCAAGTTGAACGCGCTAACTAAGTACCAGACCCCGTTATACGACGCGACCGTTTCCTTGATGGACGTTCAGAACGTTCTGTGTGAGACGGATAAGTATCTCAGGGTCAAGAACGGTGAGGGTCGGCCCAAGTCACGGTACCCAGGAGGACCACAGGATGGAGTTCGAACGCGAGGAGTTGTTGGCCGAGCTGGGCGCAGTCGCGCCAGCGTTGGGCAGCGGAGTGCAGACTGAGCAAGGCTACGTCTGGTTTGACACGGAGTACATCTATGCTTACAGTGGGCTGGGTGTGCGTAAGGAATTCAAGACGGCGCTGAACTGCGGGGTGCCTGGCAAGCAGCTTCAGAAGCTGTTGGAGACTTCCAGTTTGAAGGAAGTCACGCTGGCCGAAGAGAAGGGCCACGTCCTGCTTCAGATGGGGCGTTCCAAGATCAAGCTGGCCAACCAAGATATTGACCGGCTACCATGGCGGTTCAAGGATCCTACTGGGAAGGGCTTGACGTTGACCAAGGAGATCTACGCGGCCTTCAAGAGACTGTCAACGGTGCGGGCTTCCAAAGGTCAACACGCTTACCACCACGGAGTTATTCTGCACCCGAGCAAGACCGAGTTGGATAGCTTTGCGACTGATGGGCGTACGATTATGCGCATACGGTTGAACGGTGGCAAGGTGGATCGGGTCATACTGCCGTGGGCGTTCCTGGAGCGGGTACGAGTACTGACCAAGCCTGATAAGGCGAGCTTGCATGTTATGGGGGATAGCTTGTTGGTTGTTGGCGACGGGGTGTTGATCGCCAGCAATATGCTGGACCTCCCTGACCAACCCGACCTGGGCAAGCTGCTTGACAAGTACGCCGATGCGGCTGGGGATCCGTTACGCATCCCGGAAGGGTTGGGTACGGCACTGGATCGTGCTGATGCTTTATCAGGTGGTGGTCGTCCGGTGACGATTGCTATCACCAAGGGTGCGCTGCGCTTGACGGCCAAGTATGAAGCTGGAGCGCTCGACGAGAGTTTGTCATTGAGTGGGAAGAAGCTGCCGGAAGTGCGCGCGGACCTGCGACCGGATTTGATCCGCCGCAACTTGGAGGGCGCCAATGAGTTTGCCCTCTACGAGCAGGGTATGATTTTATACGGCGAGAAGGACAGCTTTGACTACTTGATAGCTGGGGTAAAATGACGCTGCTGTTCCCCAACCGACCGACAACCGCACCGCGTTCCAGGTTGGACGTGGCACAGTTGCATCAAATGGAGTGCAAGGCTTGCCCCCTGGCCATCCTCAACAACAAGCATCCCAACATGGCGCCTACTGGTGCGGCCAAACCGTTGGTGTACGCGCTAGGGGAAGCGCCCGGTAAGAACGAGGACGAGCAGAACGAACAGTTCATAGGGGCTAGTGGTCAGCTCCTGCGGGAGCGGATACCCAAGCAATATCAACACCTAGTGCGGTTCAACAACGTGGTGCGTACGCGTCCGTTCCAGAACGAGACCCCTAGCCCTAGAGCTATGGAGGCTTGCCGGCCGTCGATCATCCGTGACATTGAGCAATCTCAGCCACGTGCTATCTTCGGCTTTGGGGACGTGCCGTTGCGGTGGACGACCGGCCTGTCAGGGATTACGCATTGGCGTGGTCGGCGGATGCCTGTGCGGATGGGGGAGCACACGTGTTGGTACTACGCCATGCTCCATCCGGCGTTCCTACTCTATGAGGGCAAGCGTGGTAATGAGGAGGCCAAGCGTATGTTTGTGCTGGACCTCAAACGCGCGTTCAGGGAGTTGGAGAACCTACCGGAGCCTGACGTGCATGGGCCAGAGGATGCGCGCCGTGGGCTGACGTTGTTGACAGAGCCTAATCTTGACAAGGTGCGGCAGGCGCTGTTCTGGGCAGCAACGCAGAAGGATTTGGGAGTGGATTATGAGACTGTTGGCAAGCGTCCTTACGCTCAGGATGCGCGTATCCTTTCTGTGGCTGTTGATAACGGGGAGGAGGGGTACGCCATACCGTTTGACCATCCAGAGGCGGCTTGGTCTGAGAGGAAGAGGGCAGAGCTTGATCGCCTGTGGGTGGAGTTCCTCCGTCACGCCCAGGGACGTTTGTGGGTCCATAATCTGGCTTTCGAACATGAGTGGACGGCGGTCAAGTATGGGCCTGATTTGTTACGGGCCGCGAACTGGCAGGATACCGCCTCTCAGGCTGTTGTACTGGACGAGCGCGTGGGGCAGCAAAAGCCAGGGTGCCTCTCGCTAGAGTTCCTGGTCCAGCAGCACTTCGGCTTCAACATCAAGAAGGTCTCCTCATTGAACCGTAAGGAGCTGGCCAACGAGCCGATGGAGCTTGTGCTGCTTTACAACGGTGGAGACGCTCGTTACCACTGCCTGCTGGGCAAGCTGCAGGATAAATTGATCAAGCGGGACGGGCTCGAGGAGGTCTACCGGCTGTCCAACCGTAAGGTGCCTACTGTGGTGCTGACACAGGTTAAGGGTGTGCCAGTGTCCCAGCCTGCGGTCCAAGAGTTGCAAGCTAAGTATGAGGAACGGTTGATTGAAATTGACGGTAAGATATCCAAGGTCCCGGTTGTCAAAGAATTTGGTAAGCTACAGGGTGAGACGTTCAAGCCTATGTCCACCCAGCACGTGCTCAAGGTGTTTAAGGATATGCTGAAACACCCTGACTGCATGATCTATGACAAGAAGACTGGCAAGGAACGGTATTCTGTAGACGAGTCGGTGTTGGAGCGTATTGACCATCCGCTGGCCAACATGTTGATCAAGCGCCGTAAGGTGGCCCGCCAACTGTCGACATACATCTACCCTCTGCTGAAGGGGCATGAGTCCAGCGTGTTGTGGGATGATGGCTTGTTGCATGCAACGTTCAACACGCTGTTTGCTGAGACCAGCCGCTTGAGTTGCGAGGACCCTAACCTGCAAAACTTCCCCAAGCGTGACGGTGAGGCCAAGGAGGTGCGGCGTTCTGTGCAGGCGCTGTCGGGCCACGTGATGCTGGCGGTGGACTATGGGCAAATTGAAGCCCGCGTATTGGCAATGCTTACCCTGGACAAACTCTTCGTCAAGGCGCTGTGGGAGAACTATGACGTCCATATGGAGTGGGCGGAACGCTTGGCCCATGCCTACCCAGCGCGTATTGGTGGTAGGAAGAACCTTACTGATAAGAAGGTCATGAAGGACTTCCGGACCGACATCAAGAACCAGTGGACTTTCCCATTGTTCTTTGGAGCGCAGCGGGAGTCGGCTGCTGGTTATTTGAGCATCCCCGTGGACGTGCTGCGGCCCCACTACCGAGAGTTCTGGAAGCAGTTCTCCGGGGTCAAGAAGTGGCAGGAGGGGTTGCTGGAGTTCTATCGTAGCAATGGCTACGTTGAGTGCTTGACAGGTCGACGGCGACGTGGGCCGTTGACAGTTAACCAGATAATAAACAGCCCTGTCCAGGGCACTGCGGCTGAGATAGTGCTAGACTGTATGAGTAGGTTGAGCGAAACGGGGGACCCCGAGCTCCAGCCTGAGATTAATATCCACGACGACCTGACCTTTTGTTGGGTACCAGTTGAGCGCGTGGACGATATAGCGGAGAAGGTTATAGATACGATGCTCAAGGTGCCGTTTGAGTGGGCGCACGTCGTGCCAATTAGCGTGGAAGCCTCGGTGGGTGATAACTGGATGGACCTGGAGGAGATCGGTACGTTCTCTTCTGACAAGTGGAGATAAGGAGATGAGCAACGAACGCCTTTATGAGCTAATCGCCAATTTGCAAGTCCGGGTTTTTGAGCTTGAGGCCACTGTAGCCGAGCTCAAAACTTGGCGGGATGATTTAGTGATTGGTGTTGAAAAAATTAAGGAGTTGTATTGTGGAACTGATTAATAAATATCGTCCGAAGACGTTTGAGCAAGTCATCGGCCACGACCGGCAGGTGGACGCGCTGCAATCCGCGCTGGAGAAAGGCAAGGCGCGCACGGTGTTGTTCGTTGGCCCGAGTGGCGTGGGTAAGACTACCCTCGCCCGCATAGCGGCCACGCAGCTGGGCGAGCATGAGTTGATCGAGGTCAATGCGGCCAGCGATACCGGTATCGACGATATGCGCGCGTTGATGGAGCGGTGCTCCTACCGTCCCCTGAATGGGGAGTCGCGCGTGGTGATCGTCGACGAGTTCCAAGGGCTGTCTAAGGCCGCAGTGCAGTCATGGCTGAAGAACCTTGAGGAGCCCGCTCCTTGGGCTTATTGGTTTCTATGCACCACGGACTACGCTAAGATACCGGACAACGTGCGGACCCGCTGCCTGCGGATAGAGCTGCGTCCTCTCCGACTGAATGATTTGATGGCGTTGCTGGCGGACGTGGCCAAGAAGGAAGGGTTGAAGAAGGTCTCGGCAGACGTTGTGGCGTTGTGTGCCGAAGAGGCGCATGGTAGCCCACGGCAGGCATTGTCCAATTTTGCTATATGTGGGCAGTGCGCTACCGAGGAGGAGGCTGCTGACCTGCTGCGCACGGTGGTGCGGGAGTCGGCGGAAGCGGTGGAGCTGGCGCGGCTGTTGGTCAAAGGCACTAACCTCAAGACGGTGTGGGCGTTGCTCAACAAGCTCAAGGAGGCGAACCCGGAGTCAGTGCGGCGGATACTTAGGGCTTATGTCTCTAAGGTGGCGTTGGGTGCTAGGAACGAGAATGACATGCGTTACTTCGCGCACCTGCTGCGGGTCTTCGACAAGCCATTCGACTCGGGGGATGGTATGGCTCCGTTGATCATAGCTTGTGAAAGGGCAGTTAAATGATAGACCGTAAGCGCATCCCCACTGTTGACCGGCCAGTACATGACCAACTAGTGGTGTCGCCAGATACCTTCCGCGAGCAGTGTCGCAAGGCGTTGATCGTGGATAGGGACGAGCTGGACGACGCAGTCATCGGTCAGCCGGAGTTGTACTACCACGTGGCTGAGCAGCATGTGCTGGCTTGTGGACGGCGGGATAAGCTCAAGCTGGATCTCGAGGAGGCTGAAGCCAACGCAGACAAGATGCTTAGGCTGCAAGCCGCCAAGATGGAGACCAAGGTGACAGAGGCGCACTTGCGGCAGGCCATAGCCTTACAGCCGGAAGTTGCTAACCTGCAGCGGGGGTATACTGAGGCGCGTACCGAAGCCGACCTGTGGGACGCGCTGCGTGATGCCTACCAGCAACGGGGTCGGTTGTTGCCTTCGCTGGTACAGATGCACCTGTCCCGGTTGCGGACTACGTCTATGGGAGAGCATACGCTGACCGAGCTCTCTGAGGGTCATCGTGAAGTGCTGTCGAGGCGGCGATGACGATTTATGACCTGGGACAGTGGATGATTCTCAGCGTCTTCGTTTTGGTCTTTGCGTATGTGTTGGTACGGGGCGTAAGCTTCGCCTACTTCCGTTCGCGGTATGAGCACTTTCGCATGCTACGGCGCCTAAGGGACGCCAATAAGGAGGAGTGAGAATTCATGGCTAAACGTCCAAAGTTTGAGTATATTGGCGAGGAGCGGACAGAGGAGGACGTCACGCGCCGCGCCAACGCCAAGAGCGGCACGTACGACTCGTACCTGGTGTCGGACGTCCAGATGTTCAAGGCCAAGGAGGGTGAGAACACAGTCCGCATCCTGCCAGGCACCTGGTCTAAGAAGGACGTGGAGAAGTGGGGGAACAGCTGGGAGATCACGATGTTCTGGCACAACAACGTTGGGCCGGACAACTCCTCGTACCTCTGTCTGCAGCAGATGAAGGGGGAGAACTGCCCCGTCTGCGAGGCCGCGCGGCAATCCACTGACCCCGAGGAGGCGCGTGAGTTGCGGGCCAAGAAGCGCCCGTTGGTCTGGGTGATCGACCGCGCCAACGAGAAGGCTGGACCAATGGTGTGGACCATGCCGTTCCGGTTGTGGAAGGAGCTCAATGCCCGTTCCCATGACAAGAAGCGTGGGCTGTTGAAGGTTGATCACCCAGAGGACGGTTACGATATCACGTTCACGCGGGAGGGGACTGACAAGCGCACAGACTATTCGGCGTTGGACATTGACCGTGACCCCAGCCCCATCCATGCCAAGGAGACTCTCCAGGAGAAGTGGTTGGATTACATTCTGGACAACCCGCTGCCGGAGCTGCTTAACTTCTACGATTACGCTCATATCGAGAAGGTGCTCACTGGGGGAGCTGCCCCCAAGCGTGACGAGGAGCCCGAGGAGGAAGAGGCAACTCCTCGCCGCCGCAAGTTGCAGACGGCGGAGCCCGAGGAGGAGGAAGAGGTCAAGCCACGCCGCGCCCGCCGTGGGGAGCCCGAGGAAGAAGAGGAGGAGCGCCCTACACGATCCCGCCGTGGGAAGGGTAATGGCGAGGAGGAACCCGAGGAGGAAGACGATGACCCTCCGCCCCGACGTGGTGCTCGGGCTGGGCGGTCCACTGGTGAGTCCGACGACGATGATGCAGGCGAGGAGCGGGAGGAGACTCCAAGCCGACAGGCCCGCCGTCAATTGGAGCGCCTGCGAGACCGCGTCTCTAAGTGACGGTGAAGGTTATGCTGAAGCGTCGCCGGCTACGGTCCCCACCCGCGGTTCAGACATCCGCTGCGGGTGGGGACTATTTCCCACAGCGCCAGCAGGCGTTCACTCACACAGGCTGTGCAGTGTTGGATTGCATCCTGGGTGGGGGTTGGCTGCAGGGTAGTGTCATCAACGTTGTGGGTGACAAGTCCACTGGTAAGACGCTGATGGCTATAGAGGCCTGTGCTAACTTCGCCCGCCAGTGGCCGCGCGGCTATATGTGGTATCGGGAGGCGGAAGCTGCCTTTGACATCAACTATGCGTCTGGGTTGGGGCTGCCCCATAAGCGCGTCAACTTTGGGCCCAAAGGGTTGGACAGCCACTGGGATACAGTGGAGGACGTATTCGAGGACCTGCGCAAATGCATTGACAAGTGCAAGAGCACTGGCCAGCCAGGCCTCTACGTGGTGGACAGCTGGGACGCGCTGACGTCACGTGCTATGCTGAGCCGCAAGGTGGGGGACGCTGGCTACAACCTGGAGAAGCAGAAGATAACGTCCACCGAGCTGGCCAAGCTGGTGCGTGACCTCCGGGAAGCCCGGATCACGCTCTTGATCATTAGCCAGGTGCGGGACCGGATAGGCTTTGTAGTGGGTGAGAAGCATCGTCGTTCTGGGGGCAAGGCGTTGGACTTCTACGCCAGCCAGATTGTGTGGCTCAGCCACCTGAAGACGCTCACCCAAACCATCAAAGGGGTCAAGCGCGCCTATGGGGTCAGGGTGCGGGTCAAGTGCAAGAAGAACAAGGCCGCCGCCCCCAGCCGCGATGCGGAGTTTACCATTAGGTTTGGATATGGTATACAGGACGTGGAGGCCAGCGTGGGCTTCCTCGAGGAGGTCAAGCGTCTGGATGCTATTGGCTTGGCCAAGAAGTCAGTGGATGATTACCTGGATGAGACTGACAACCTACCGGGTGAAGCGTATCGGGAGCGTGCTGCCCAGGTGCGGGATTGTGTCATGAGTGTGTGGTCGTCAGTGGAGAGTTGGTTCAAGCCTGCCCATTCCAAATACGGGGATTAGTGTCAATGATCATCAACATGAATGACAAGGTAAAGGTGCGCTTGAGTGACTTTGGTCGCCAGGTGCACAAGCAGTGGGTCCAGACCACTATGGGCGGGAAGTTCAAGTTCGAGCCACGCGCCCAGGACGATGAAGGCTGGTCAGAGTGGAGCGTGTGGGAGCTGATGCAGACCTTCGGCCCGTTCATGAGGACGGGCATGCCCCAGGTGCCGTTCGAGAACAACGAGATCAAGGTGCCGGATAGCCCTGGTCCCGACCCGCTCCTGCGAGGTGTGTGATGGAGATGGTGCTGACTGGCTACACCGAAAACAACGGTATCGTGACTTTGTTGTTTTTACGGAAGGACGGCAAGCAAATCACCCTGGAATTCCCAGGCAAAGTACGACCGACCGAACAGCTCATAGCCCAAACACCTGAAGAGGCGGCGCAGAAAGATGAATAGGCGATCATTCCTGCGTGGGCTTGTGGCGATGCCGGCGATCGTCGCGGCCGGCTCGCTGATGCCAGTGCGCGGGATCGTCATGCCGTGGCCAGACCTCTTGATAGGGAGATCGGCCGTGCTGCGGCCGCCGTGGCCAAACATCGGCACCGCTCGGATGGTTTTGGAGGAGTACAGCGCTGATGACATCCGCGATGCGTTTATGGGCGGCGAGGAGTGGACCCCCGAGAATTTGGCGCCGTACCTAATGGGTTCGTACGATGGTGACACGAATACGTTGACGTTCTTCGAGGATTAGACATGATTGACGATGGCTGGTTTGTGGTGCGGTCCCAAACCCAGAAGGAGTCCTGGGCGGCCACCAACATACTGGTCCAGCAGCCCTCGGCAGTAGTCTACCTGCCGGTGATACCACAGGTGGTGCGCGTCAAGGGTTACGGGGAGGAGGTACGGTCTCAATACATGTTCCCTGGGTATCTGTTTGTGCGTACTGAGAACCTACAGTGGAGGTTCCTGCTGTCCACGTTCGGGGTGAGGGGGTTGCCAATGTTTGGTAATGAGCCAGGCATGATACTGCCCAAAGAGGTTGACAAGTTGAAGGCGCGCGAGGATGAGGCGGGCCGCATAGTCCTACCACGCAAGGAGGACTTCCGCCCAGGTACTATGGTGCGTGTCAAGCAGGGCACGTTCAATGGGCATATTGGCATAGTCCAGGGTATGTCGTCCCGACAGCGCTGCAAGGTGCTGATGGAAGTGATGGGACGCAAGGTGCCAGTGTTGTTGGCAACCATGGACCTGGAGAAGGAGCTGTGAGGCTCCGAAACGGGTTAGAAACGTTTGGTAGTGGACAGTCCAGTTACTTGTTGTGTTACCTGGCAAACAGGAGTAGGGATGGTCAGCTGCGATGGTAGTGTGTTCCCATAAGGGCTGGTTGGAACTGTTTCTTGCCACCAAGCTCAATGCGGTAGCAACTCTAGCAGTATGAAATCCCCATGCCTCTGACCCCTGAACAGAAACGTGAACGCCGCAAGCGCAACGTCAAGCGGCGCAAATTGGCACAACTGGATAATTTGATACCACCCAATTTGACAACAATTGACAAAGATGATCCTTGGATTACCAAAGCTCGACATAAGCTGAAACCAGAGCGTAATGGTATACCGTCCAATGGTGGACGTCCAGTAGGCAGTCGCAGTCGTCGCACGCTGGCCCGTGAGCAGCTGATGCGGGAAGCTGCAGCCTTGCAAGTCAGTCCTCTACATGTGATGCTGAAGCGCATGGGTTACCACTACGAGCGCGCTCAGTCTGAGCTCAAGATGCCAAAGCCCAAGCCCGCGTTGGTGAAGAGTGAGTATGCTCTAGCAGCAGAAGCTGCTCAACAGGCTGCGCCTTACATCCACCCCCGCCTGCAGGCAATCAATCATTCTGGTAAGGTAGAGTATACCAACCGCTCTCAGATACTGGGCAACATGACACCCCAGCAAGCTGCCCAGATCTATGCTGAGACCCTGCGTGCTCTCACCAATATGACACAGCAGCAGTCTCCCAAGATGCTGGAGCTGACTGCTGAGGAACCTTCTGACCAGGATACGCAGCACTGATGCTGGCGCAGCTACCATGGCGTCCTAATTACGTCCACCTGTTCCAGTGGCGTCAGCAGCAATTGCTCAGCATGGCAGCTGATCCCAAGCTGGTGATAGGTGCCCTCGAGTACTACCGGACCAGGCCCATCGAATTCATCAACCACTGGTGTGACACCTACGACCCGCGCAATGCCCAGATGGGTGGCATGGTGCGCATGCCGTTTGTGTTGTTCAAGCGCCAGGAGGAGTTGGTTACCTTCCTGCAAACTTGCCTGGAGAGTGAGGCTAGTGGCTTGATTGAGAAGAGCCGCGACATGGGAGCCACCTGGCTCTGTTGTGCGTTCTCGGTCTGGTTGTGGCTGTTCATGCCTGGGTGCTCAATAGGCTGGGGTTCCCGGAAGGCAGACCTCGTTGACAAGCTCGGCTTGCTCGACTCCATCTTTGAGAAGATCCGGATGCTCATCCGAGGTCTGCCGCCCTTCTTCCTGCCAGCAGGCTACAGCGAAGACTGCATGACGCACATGCGGGTACTGAACCCTGAGAACGGTAGTTCCATCTCAGGCGAGAGTGGGGATGATATTGGCCGCGGTGGCCGCAAGACGATCTACTTCAAGGATGAGTCCGCCCACTACGAGCGCCCGGAGTTGATCGAGGCTGCGCTCAGTGAGAACACCCGCGTGCAGGTGGACATGTCCTCGGTGCAAGGTCTGGGCACTGTCTTCCACCGCAAGCGGGAAGCTGGTGTGGATTGGTATCCAGGCCAGCCTGTGGTCAAGGGCCGCACAAACGTCTTCGTGATGGACTGGCGGGATCACCCGCTCAAGACCCAGGAGTGGTATGAGACTGCTCGCAGCCAGAAGGAACAGGAAGGGTTGCTGCACGTCTTCGCCCAGGAGGTGGACCGCAACTACGCTGCCTCCGTGGAGAATGTGATCATCCCAGACCTGTGGGTGAAGTCTGCCATAGACGCGCACCTTAAGCTGGGCTTTGATGACAGTGGGGCCTGGTGCGCGGCACTGGACGTGGCTGATGGCGGCATGGACCTGAATGCCTTGGCCAAGCGCAAAGGTGTGGTCCTGCGTTACGCCGAGGCCTGGGGCGAGCGGGACACTGGGCTGACTACGCGCCGGGCGCTGGATGCCTGTCGGCAGCTGGGCAAGATCAGCTTGCAGTATGATTGTGTGGGGGTGGGTGCCGGCGTCAAGGCTGAGGCCAACCGCCTGCGTGACGAGAAGCTCGTGCCGTTGGATCTGAAGCTGGTGCCGTGGAACGCAGGTAGCGCTGTGCTGGATCCTGAGAAGCGTGTTGTGAACGGGGATCGTAACAGTCCTCTCAACAAGGACTTCTATGGCAACCTCAAAGCGCAGGGTTGGTGGAACCTGCGGTTGCGCTTTGAGAGAACGCACCGCATGGTCACGGAGGGTATTAAGTTTCCAGTGGAGGACCTGATCTCCTTGGACTCCAAGCTGCCCAAGCTGCGGCAGGTCGAGAAGGAACTCTGCCAACCAACTACCAAGATGTCGGGCGCGATGAAGCTCCTGGTGGACAAAGCCCCAGAGGGCTCGCGCTCCCCCAACCTGGCAGACGCGATCATGATGTGCTACTTCCCGGTCAAGACCAGCTACGATGTATCTCTCAGCTGGGTGGCGTGAGTGGGGGTACCTCAGGCTACCCCCACCCCAAATGGACCAATCAGCAGGCCATGTAGGCCGCTACAGACGGGTTAGGATTGCCATGCCGAACGTCTGCATCATCGAAGGCTGCACCACCGAGGTCAGCGTGGCGATCCACACCGCGATCTGCCACGACCACTGGCGCGCCCTCCCAATCGAGCTACGCAAGCGCTGGTGGAAGGAGACTGGCTTCGGCCGCCGCGACCCGAGCCTGGAGCTGATCTCGCGCATCAACAAGACCTTGGTGGCTGACGCGCCTAAGCCTGTCGTGCAGCAGCAACAGCAGGTGGACTACGAGAAGATCGGGCACGAGATCCCGGTTGTCACTATCCGCGACCCTAACTTCCCCAACTACGTCGAGCCTGACACCTTCCACCAAGGTGGTCTAGTCCGTAGTCCTAAAGCCAAGGCAAAAGGATCTCCCACTGATGGCTAAGCTCTTCCTGCACCCTGACGGCAGTGGACGCTGCCTGCTAGTCAACGGCGATGGAACCACCTACACCTTGCCAGACGAAGGCAAGCTAGTCGCCACTGAGGAGTGGGAGGGCAAGAAGGTCAAGAGCCGGGACGTGGCCCTCTACCTCGCCAACGATAAGCGCATCGAGGTCTACTGATGAACCGACGTGAAGCAATCCTAAGCGGCCTCGCTGCCGCGGTCGCCTCTGCCATACCGGGTGTAGCGGTAGCCGTTCCTGAGCTCAAGGTGTGGGTGCGGTTTATAGACGGGAATTGTGGTTGGCATGAATGTCCCTACTACCAAGACTTAACGCCGGAAGAGAACATCAAGGAGTGGTCGCGGAATTGGGAAGGTGCGAAGCATGGACCTGATGGCAAATTGATCCGGGATCAGAGTGGTAAGGTGGTCCGCTTCCCACACCGCGCCATCGCCGTTGTTCTTCCGTCCGGGATCGAGCCCCAACCGGGGGAGTTTATCCAATGACCCGCGACGACGTTGAGCATCTGGCACAGGTGGTGCAGTCGATGCACCAAGCGGTGGACGAGGAAGCCTTCCTCCGCCTGATCTACAACATGATGTGGGCCATCCGCCGCTCGTCGCAGACGGTAGAGTTCGACCCTGGGCGCTTTCGCTTGGCTTGTCATAGCGAAGGCTTGGTGTTCGGGGACCCAACCTTAGTCTAAATGCGCGAAGTTGTTCCGATCATCATCGTCATAGTGGCGGCGCTCTTAGTGTTGAGCGCGTATTGGGCGCTCAGTGGGTTGCACTGGTGAGCACGCGCAAGGATGACTGGTTTGGTCGGCTGACCTATGCTGAGGAGCTCGACCTGACTGTCGCAGCCGCGGTGCTCGTAGTCACCATCCTGTTGATCCACTTTGTGACTTAACACCCCTCCTGAAAGGAGCGCCCAATGGCTAATGCGTGGTATCCAAAGTACAAAGAGAACGTGCTGGCAGGTACTTCCGGCTACGACCTCGACAATGACACGTCGAACGATGGCCCGTACTGCGCCCTCGTCGATACTGGCACCTACACCTACAACGCCGCCGACACCGTCTACAATGCCGGCACCGGCTCTGACGTCGAGAGCGCCAACCAGGGCACCGACCAGCGCATCACCGGTCCCACTGTCACCAACGGTACGCTCGATGGCAGTGACCTGACGTTCACCTCGGTGACCGGCTCGAGCATCGAGGCCCTGGTGATCTACCGCCACAACTCTGGCGCTGACACTACTTGGCCGCTGACGCTCTACCTCGACACCTCGGTCACTGGTCTGCCAGTCACGCCTAACGGTGGCAACATTACCGTCACCTGGAATGCGTCGGGCATCTCCACCATCAGCGACCGCCGCCTCAAGGACAACGTCAGGCAGGTCGGCGAGGTCGGGGTGCTGCCAGTCTACGAGTTCAACTACATCGGCGAGGACCGCACCCGCGTCGGCCTGATGGCGCAGGACGTGGAACAGATCGCCGCTGACTGCGTGGTTGCCGCCTTCGGTAAGTACAAGGCGGTGCAGTACGATCGTGCTATCGAGGCCGCCCTGCGCCTGGCGGCCTGAAGAAACCCCAACCCTTGCGCCGGGGAGCCGGAATGCGGGGAAGGGTAGGGCGAGGTTCGTCAGCCTAGGTGGCGGCCTCGCCCAACCTCAAAAT